TCATTGTGATCTCCTGTTGTGGGGCTGTGCCCCTGATAGCTGCGTTAAAATGGGATGTTCTCGTCAGTATCGGCGTCGGTGACGATTGGTATCTGGCACAGTCCGCACGGGACACCGTGCCACTCAGGGGAGCCATCGCTGGCCAGGTACGGCCCAGTGACGATGACTCCGCCATCGCATCGTGGATCGGCGCAGGTCATCGGCTCACGCGCCAGTTCTTGGCCGTCCGCGCGCTGATGACGAACTCAACGATGCGCGGCATCCCGAATGCGCTCGTTCCGGCTGACTCGTCCCACGTCAGCTCGAGGATGCGACCATCGGCCAGTCGGTACTCCTCGCGGCAGCGAGGGCCAGCGACACGTCCCGATTCTGAGGTGATCACGGTTCCACTGCGCACCATCGTTGCTATTTCGGTCTGATTGATCTGACTCATCGGTTTTCTCCTGTGGCAAAAAGCTTGCCGGTTACGACGCCATCAGCGTCGCCAGATTCCATTATCTCTTCGCGGCAATTCGGGCTGGTAAAAACCAGCGCGACCTCCACTTTCGACTCGCGCATCGCTGCTTGCGCGAGCGCAATCTCGAGGGCGGTGTCAACGAAATAGGTCAGTCCGTCGAAATTCTCCCCCTGCTCAATCACAATGTAGCTGTTCATTATCGTCTCCTGTTGCGTTGCGTTGTCATCTCTGAGAGCCTCACTGCCCCCGTCGACGATGCGAATATATCGCGAGTGATAGTTATTGTCAATAGCTATTTTGCGAAGTTTTTATTATTTTCTTCTCCGTCCGTCGCAACTGGATCATCCCAACTGCGCACGCCATATGACTCCGTCGTAACGTGCTTGCCAATCTCTACCGCCAGCTCGTGCGCAGTCCGTGAGCACACGTCGATCGAGCCGCGCGTCGTCGCCGAGAATCGAATGTACACGCGCTGAGTAGCTGGCACGTCCGGCAGACCGCGCACCAGGCACAGCGTACACGTCCCGACGGATCGCACGTCGTAATTGACATCGTCGATGCGCGGCCACAACTCGACGATAGCGATAGGCGCGAATAAATACCCAGCGGTGATAGCAGCGACAGCATCTGTGCGCGTTTCCCAGCACTCTGGAGAGCGTCGCGGGAACTGCCCCCCCTGCTCTATGCGCCATCCATCAGCGGCGCGCACGACGCGCTGAGCCGTGCTGGCTGCGGCTTCTCGCGCTGCCATTCGCGCCTCTAGTGCGCGATCATTGCGCTTCTTCAGCTGTGTCGGAGTCGCCGACACGCTCGACGACAGCGACATTGGCCGCAGTCTATTTTCGATTTTGGGCTTCACATTGCTCCTAAATGTCAATCGCCCCTGATCGGGGCGTATCGGTGGGTTGCGGCTTGCGAAGCTGGCTGGTCTCCCGCTCTCGCAATAGGTCGCAATGAATGCACCGGCGACCGAGTGATTGCCGGTGCGTAAAATGCGTTACCGGGGCGCATAGCGCGCATACCGGATAGTCGCCGAGGTGATCGTCGCCGCACCTCTGGCAGATGGCGTCGTTCATAACGGCATCTCCCAGCCACGCCACGGGCGAACGATTGCGCGGTCGTGCATCCGATCGACGAGTCCTGACGACGCGCTATCGTCTGGCTCAGGGATGCGGACGACCAGCTCCGCGTACCGCCCTTTGTGGTCAGATCGCGGCACATGTGCGCCGAATATCCGACGCTCAGTGCATCCCGGCTCGCAGCCGGCTGAGACCCACTGCGGGAGGTCTGGCTCCCGCGACGACCACACAATGGCCAGTTGCGGCCATCGTGTCTCCATCTCGACGCGCAGATTGCCGTCACTCTGGAGATAGTGACGAAGCCCTGACGTGCGCGACTCGGACTGTATGGACTCAAAGCGCGTCCGCTCAAAGTCCGAGTCGTCACCGCGCTCCCATCCACGGTAGAGCGCGCGCCAATGACTGGAGGCGTGATAGTACGAGGTCGCGAAGTACTCGCGGTACTCCAGCCATCCATCCTGACGGATGGAAGCCGTACGCAAGCGGCCATCGTAATGCCAGTACAGGGCGTCACCCTGTACGACAATGCCGCTTTTCTTCTTTCGCAGTATGCCGTTCTCCGGCATATCCTGCGGAACAAAGTCCGGCGTAAAGCCGGACTCAAAGTGCAGGTGGCTGAGTACGCTGATGAGCGTGTCTCTTTTCATGACTACCTCTTTGGCGTCTCGAGCGCGTATGCGCTCTCAGCCCGAAAATCGTTCCCTAGCCGACCGTCCTTCCAGACGGTGACCAAGGGCACGACCGCTTGATGCGTAATAACGCCATTGACCACTCGGGTAAAAACGGGGAGTCGGACTGGAAAATCGTCTGAAGGGCAGTCAAACTTCGCCGGGCTGAAGTGCAGGTAGTCGGCACTCGTCCCGAATGACCAATAGTCTGACATTCCAAGCTCGTAGCAACGGCGGTGGTGATCCCACCATTTACCGTCTGGACAAAGGTTCTCCACCCAGTTCTCAACCCACTCAGTGGGGTCGGCGGGGGAGGCTGCGACTTCTCCGGTCTCAAAATCGACCGGATACTCTGCCGAATAATCGTTGTACCCCGGGCGGCAATGCCCAAGGCCGAGAAGGTTGAGGATGCGTTTCCGGCCCTGTTCGATGGGCCAGCACTCGTTCTCAATCCGGTTGATAAAGCCCTGCTGCGCTGGCGACAGCTGACAGAGGTCAGGGGCATCAGCCCCGTGCCGACGAAGCAGCTCGTAACAGCTAACTCCGTCAATCACCTCATTTCGCGCCTGTGCGGCGCGGTCGTGCGCCGTGTGGCTTTTGAAGCCTGCAAGGTTGTGGTTTTTCTCTTCGTTATTTTCGTTCATGTCGTCTCCTGTGGTTATGCGGCCCGACGGCGAGCCGCTGATAGTTGGTGATTACGCTGCGTCTTCGAGATCCTCGATAGTGAGGGTCTCAAGTGCTGGCGACCAGTCGTCGCCGTACTCAATCCCCATATCGTAAGCCGTGTCCACGACGAGCTTGACAGCGGCGGCGAGCTGATCCGGTGTGGGCGTGGTCTGAAAGCATCCGTCTACCCAGTTTTCGACATCTCGTCTACTATTCATTTTACGCATTTTCGTCTCCTGTTGTGCGGCTTGTCATTCGACAGTCCGCTGATTTAAGCATCCGCCTAAGCGCGAGCGCGGGGCACTCGCACGGCCCAGGCGTTGCAGCGCGATCCATCACCGCCTACGAGAATGGTGCGTCCCTGGGCGTCACGGCACTCAATCAGGCCGTCGCCGTGATCGGCCACCACGGTCAGCCCTGCTTCCGCGATCTCGTCAGTGACGAGCGCGTTCTCGTGATCAGTGAGCGCGAATCCGCGCCCGTCGTTGTTCATTGATGAAAAGATGTTGCGTGCTTCTGTGCTGGTCATTGCGTTCTCCTGTTATCTGCGTTTGCATCTTCGAGAACCTCATTGCCCCCGTCGATGAATGCACTATACCGGAGACCGAGAATTATTGTCAATAGTTATTTTGCAAATAAATTATTAAAATTCGTTTACTTTTATTCTTGACAAGTCGGCGCGTTCGTTCGAATGTCTGGATGTGAACGAAATTGATCTTTTGACAATCCGACAGGCCGCTACCGCAAAAGGCGTCGCAATCAGCACTATCTATCAGTGGTTGCGTTCTGGCCGTCTAACTCCCTACTCTCTGTCTACTGTGACTGGCAGCTATCGCGCCGTCAGTAGAGCAGAGGTCGAGCAGACGCCACTACTCAAGCGCGGCAGGCCTGCAAGAATATCGTCGATACCAGATCTGACACCAGATCTGACTATCGATCAGGTGTAGGTGGACTGATCACCCGCAGGCGCGTCCTAACGGTCGCTTGCCACCGATGACCCGGTATGGCTCCGGGTCAGGTGGAGAGATACTTCCCACGCTCTCCACCTCCTACCAAGTTATTACGGGTTTCCGCTGCCTCTCCTGGGCGGAAAGTGGGGACGGGTCGCTATCGCATTGACGGCCCTTCCCCACTGCGTTTTCTTGAAGTTTTGCTCGTTGTTCTTTGTGCAAGGAAGGTCTTGATAGATTCGACGCTGGGGCATCGAACGCAACTACTACCAAGGCCCGATCTGGAAATCAGCACCAAATCGTAGCGATCCTACGTCGAGCAAATAGCCGGTCAGTGGCAGAGATTGACCGGCATCTGGGATGGATAGGTAGCTCAAAGGTCTGGCCCGACCTGACGCGCACGGGTTCGATTCCCGACCATCCCCTTACTGGCAGTCGTAGCCAGAGATCACGCGATCTGAAGCCACGGGGCATCGACACCGGTTCATGTTATTTTCTCCAATAGCTGGTTACTGAGGGGGTGCCCGCGACTCCCACTTTTTTGTGGGCGTGGTCTAACTGGTCACGACGGTCAGAGGAAGCGCGCAAGTATCTCTGACAAACGCTGGTTCGAAGCCAGCCGCCTGCATCGCTAGTGTGGTATAATGTATCTGGCCGCTGGGGTGACGCTCAGTAGTAGCAGGCCAAAATGGGAAACTGGGATAACTACAACATCAATGAGCCTTTTGAGAAGGCGGGTCAGGCAACCGATAGGCCGTCAACCTATCACCAGTTTCCCACCTGCCCGTTTTCTCAAAGGGCTTTTTGTTCGTCAATTCAGATATAACAACAGAACGTAAATCACGAATCACAGAGGAGCAACTTAACGATGAACCAATTTGAGACAAGCGACTACACTGAGTTTCTATGGAAGAAAACTCAGCTTAACGACGGTGACGGATTTGATCCGTTATGGATGCCTGAGTTTTTGTTCGACTTTCAATCTCACCTTGTGGACTGGGCTATCCGTCGCGGTCGTGCTGCGATCTTTGCCGATTGCGGTATGGGCAAGACACCGATGCAGTTAGTGTGGGCAGAGAATGTCCACAGGCACACAAACAAACCAGTGTTGATACTCACACCTCTGGCCGTATCAACTCAGACGGTCGAGGAGGCTCAGAAGTTTGGTATTGAAGCGAAGGTCAGCCGAGACGGGTCGATCGATTCACCTATCATTGTGACCAATTACGAGCGGCTTCACCATTTCAATTCGTCAGACTTCGGCGGGGTTGTGTGCGACGAATCGAGCGCGATCAAGTCGTTTAATGGTAGTACCCGGATAGCTGTTACCGAATTTATGCGCAAGCATCGGTACCGCCTTCTGTGCACGGCTACCGCAGCCCCTAACGACTATATCGAACTCGGAACATCAAGTGAAGCTCTCGGCGAAATGGGCGCACGGGATATGCTTTCCCAGTTCTTTAAGAACGATCAGAATACCGGTGCTGCTGATGCTGGTCGAAGAGCCTGGTCAGGTCATGGAGCTACGATAAAATGGAGATTCAAAGGTCACGCTGAGGTTCCATTCTGGCGGTGGGTGTCATCCTGGGCGAGGGCAATCCGCAAGCCATCGGACTTCGGATTCAATGATGATCGATTCAAGTTGCCAAAACTGACAGAGTCTGAGCATTTGGTAAAAGCCGCCACACTTCCCGATGGATGTTTGTTCGAGATGACCGCTCAAGGGTTGACAATGATCAGAGAAGAGCAGCGACGTACGATTAACGAGCGTTGTGAAAAACTAGCAGAGCTTTGCCAGACTGATCAGCCTGTTGTCGTCTGGTGCAATCTCAACGATGAGGGCGCGTTGCTGTCAAAGCTATTGCCTGACTTTGTTGAGGTGTCTGGCAGTAGCTCTCCGGAGTTTAAGGAAGAAGCGTTTAACGGATTCCGTCACGGTCAAATTCGCGGACTGATCACGAAGAGCAAGATTGGCGCGTGGGGTATGAACTGGCAACACTGCGCGCATACAGTTCTTTTTCCGTCTTACTCATATGAGCAGTATTACCAGCTGGTTAGACGTTTCTGGCGATTTGGTCAGGAGCGTAACGTTCAGGTCGATATAGTAACGACAGAAAGTGGTCACGATATTATGGAAGCCTTGAAACGCAAGGCTGATCAAACTGACCGAATGTTTTCCTCACTGGTTGAGCATATGAACCAGTCACGGAAGATGACAATAACAACGAAATCAACAAATATGGAGTTACCAACATGGCTGTAAGCAATCAGGTTATCACTAATGATTATGCGATTTATAACGGCGACTGCATCGAAGTGATGCGAGCTATGCCAGATCAGTCTATACACCTTTCAGTATACTCACCGCCATTTGGCGGTCTATACAACTATTCAAGCAACGAGCGCGACCTTAGCAATTGCATTTCGTATGATCAGTTCTTTGAGCATTACGATTTTGTAGTCAAAGAACTTCATCGGATTACCTTGCCAGGCAGAATGACGGCTGTTCATTGCACCGATATCACATCTGGTAATACCGGGTGCGATTCGTATTACGACTTTTCAGGCGACATCATACGCCAGCATCAACGGCTTGGCTTTGATTACGTTGCGCGTTATTGCGTATGGAAAGAACCACTGGCCGTGCGTAATCGCACAATGATGAAATCGCTGGCTCACAAGTCGATCGTTGAGGATTCGTCAAGATGCAGCAATGCAATGGCGGATTACCTTCTGATCTTTCGTCGTCGTGGTGAGAACAAGATACCGATTGCTCACCCTAATGGATTGTTTGAGTACTATGGCGAGCGGTCAATGCCTGCGGATCTTTTGCCCTATCGAGGTTGGAAGGGTAACCAGATCGAGAACAAATACTCTCACTGGATATGGCGTCAGTATGCGTCAGCCTTTTGGGATGACGTTAGGGTTGATCGCGTTTTGCCGTATAGGGAAGCGCGCGGTGAGGATGACGAGAAGCACGTTCACCCGTTACAGCTTGATGTAATCGACCGGTGCTTGACCTTGTGGTCAAATCCGGGTGAAACAGTATTCACGCCGTTTATGGGCGTAGGCAGTGAGGTATACGCTTCAGTTGTTCAGGGTAGGAGAGGTATTGGTGCAGAGCTGAAAGAGACGTACTTTAATCAGGCAGTCAGAAATCTGGAAGACGCTTTAACCAAAAAGCCAAACCAGACACAGCTTTTCGAGTAGGTATTCATAACAGGTATATGACGAGCTGAACACCTTGTCATATACCTGTTTTCACAAAGGGATTTTTTGTTTGGAGATTGAATGAAGCTAACCAAGATCCTTAGCAGTCCGATTGCTTTTCATCGATGCCTTGCAGAGTTGGCCGGGTCGGTGACATCTGGCTTGATGCTAAGTCAGGCAGTGTATTGGACGGGAAAGACCAAAGATCCGGATGGATGGTTCTGGAAGACTCAGGACGACTGGTTGGAAGAGACGATGCTCAGTCGAAAAGAACAGGAATCTGCTCGTCGTCGGCTGAGAGAGATCACTTTTGAGGGGGAATCTTTGTGGTGTGAGCAGCTGCGTGGCGTACCGGCAAAGCTTTATTATCGAGTCGATATGGACATACTAGAACGCCTCTTAACGGCAGACCAGTATGACCAAAAGGAGCATTCTAGTATGCCCAAAAGGGGCATACTAGAACGCCCAAAAGGGGCATACAAGAACGCCCAAAAGGGGCATACATTCTTATTAGCAGAGACTACTACAGAGACTACATCAGAGAGTACGGCAGAAACCACGGAACCGTCGCACGCGCCGAGACCTCTTCACGTAGTCGAGACTGCAGACATTGACAGCTTGGGCGACGCATTCGATGAAGCTTACCCAGGCATGTTCAATCAGTGGGGAAAGCTGAAAGATATGCGTGAACTCGTAAAACGACTGAACGCGAATGCATCGCACGTACGAGAGTTTCCATTATGGCTCAAAAGAGCCTACCCCCTAAAAGCGAACAACCACTTTGCGTTCATGGATCTCTTTCCCGAGTTCGTGAAGCAGTCACCAAAGAAAGCGACTAAGCCTGTCACCACTTGCGGCAAGTGTGATGCCGGGTACGTCGTCAACGATCAGGGGCTTGCGGCTAAATGCCCTTGCCAGTCACCACGTCAGGCCAAAGCAGTCTGAACACGATGGAATATAACCACTACGAGGAATAACGATGAACGACGAACTAATCCAAACACCACGCGACAACTCAGCAGAGCGTCTCATCTTGGGATGCTTGCTCTTTAATGGCGACCTCGCTTCAGAGCTTGTCAGCGATCTTTCAGCCGACGACTTTTTCCACCCGACTCACAAGCAGATATGGCGCGCTATCCGGCATCTCGAATCACAGCGTCAGACTATAGACTTGCTCACTGTTCCCCGCACCATCCAGTCATTCAACGAAGCTGCAGATATCGCTTACATCTGCGCTCTCGTTGACGGCATTCCGCGCTACTCTCGCGCCTCTTACCTATCCACTCACGTCAATCTGGTCAAGTCAGCGGCTGCACGTCGCGATCTGCTCAAGGTCAGCTCGTGGATGATGGCCAATGCAAACGCCAACGACACCACTATCGACGATCTGCTTGCCGAGTCGATCCGCAAGCTACAGTCAATCGAGCTGCTGAGCGAAACGAAAGATGAGTTGATACACTCGTCAGATGCCGTCACGCGTACGTTTCAGGATCTCGAGGAGCGATGGGCGCGTGGTGACAAGATGCTCGGACTATCGACAGGACTGAGCCAGCTCGATGACGTCACCGGCGGATTGCGTGGCGGTCGCTATTACGTCATCGCGGCCGGAACCGGAATGGGTAAGACCACGCTGGCCTTGAACTTCGTCAACTCGATTATGACTCATCGTCGCGCCGAGAATGCGCGATGTGCCGGACTTGTCATATCACTCGAGATGTCCGTCCCTGAACTCACCGTTAAAATGCTTGGCATCAATACGCGAATCGATACCTGGCGGATTGAAACTGGACGACTCGACAACGATGAGCGACGCAAGCTCATCATTGCCGGTGACGTGCTCTCAGGTCTGGACATTGAATATTGCGAGGGCTTCTCACAAGTCACGCCTGCCAGCCTGCAGTCGATGGTTGAGCGCGTCAAGACTCGTCGAGGTCAGATCGACTTTCTCGTTATCGACTACCTTCAGCTTGTGGACAGCAACGGCACGAACCGCAACGAGAGCGAGCACCAGAAGATCAGCGAAGTAAGTCGCGAGCTGAAGCGGATTGCGATCAGGTACAATATCCCGGTAATCGCTCTCAGCCAGCTCAACCGCAAGTCCGCCGATCGAACGACGCGCGACTACCAGCTATCCGACCTTCGCGGATCCGGATCAATTGAGCAGGACGCCGACTGCGTGTTCTTCCTCCAGCCGGACGACTGGAACGACGATACGAATATGAAGCGCAAATTCCGGATTGCCAAGCATCGCGCCGGCAAAAAGGACGTCACCGTAGAGCTTATGTTTTTCCCGGCACATTCGCGATTCGCACAATTCGCGGATGTCAACGAATACTAACCACACCATCACAGAAAGGGACTATCGCAAATGCGAAACCATCACCGCCAGTACACGGCCATCCTCGAGGAGAGCCATCAGACGCTCGACTTGCTGAAGAAGACAATTCAGATCGACATCGAGAAGTGCGCACACACTGATCCGCCAATGGCCGATCAGCTTGTGCTTCTCAAATTGACTATTGCCAGATTTCAGCGTGACATGTTGCACCAGATCGCCCTACAACGCGACGAAGCGTTCAAGGTAGGGCAAAGTATAGGGGGTGCAGCTTGAAGGGCCTCAGAAGCCTTCCTGTGGCTCGTGGGCGCACTGTCAGACGCCAGTCAGGACAAATGAACCTGACCGAAGCGCGTTACGAAGCCGAAATGCTCAGACCGCGATTGATGGCCGGCGACTACTGCGCCATCTGGTTTGAGCGATTCACTTTTCGAGTTGCCGATGATTGCCGGTACACACCCGACTTTGTCGTGCAGCTGGCGAATGGCGAACTCGAGGTGCACGAGGTCAAAGGATTCTGGGAAGATGACGCACTGGTCAAGATCAAAGTAGCTGCCGATCTCTTCCCTTTTCGATTTGTCGCAGTACAGGCCATCCCGAAGAAAAGCGGCGGTGGCTGGAAGGAGCGTGAATTTTGAGATTTGCCGAAATATTACAGGGCATCTTTTTTCTGACTATCAGCTTGCTGATTCTGATGGTCGTATCATTTCGACTAAACTATGTGTCGTGGGAAGAGCTTCAGCTTCCCGTTATCGCGGTGACAGTAGTGGCACTGGTCGCGGGTGCGGTCGCTGCTATCTCAGACGCAATCACCGGACGGCGCAACTAACTAACCACACAGCACGAAAGGAACAACCACAATGGGACTTTTTGACTTAAACAAACTTCTCGACAAAGACGACAAGACCAGAGGCGAATCGTTGATGGAAGAGGCGCGATCCTTCGACCTTGCCGGCACTGGCGGCTTCCTGGCAATCGTGAAGTATCTGATCTTCGCGATTCTGGCATCGCTGAACTTTCACCTGTTCTACTCTCACGTGCCAGGCATCTGGGGAGTAGCACTCGGATCTGTCGCGCTTCTCTTTGAGGCGTGCTGCGTCTACTTCTGGAACAAGCAGAACAAAAGCGCAGGTGCCCACAAGATCGCGCTACAGGCATTCGCGGTGCTGTTCACCACGATCAGCTTCATTCACGGATGCGCGGCACTCTATCAGATCAGCGGCGTCGGGCCGACGCTCGAGAACACGATCTACAACTACTCCAAATATCTAGCCTTCCCGCTTCTCTTCGGTCTGATGGTGCTGGCAGTTTGTGTGCTCCACGGCCTCCACTGGTCAACGGCAATCAGCGAATCGCGCGCGGCTTCTCTTCTCGCGGCTGAACGTGGACGTGCCCAACTTGTGACGCAGGCTTTAGAGCTTGAGCACCAGTCGGAAATCGAGAATTCGCGGTTGGCCTACTTTGAGCACAAGTCCGTGCTTGAGGAAAAACTCGTGGGCGCAATGGAGAATTACATCCAGATCAAAGAGCGGTCACGACGTGCGATGGACTCTGTGAGCGATCCAGAGCTTCGTCAGTCGCTCCTGAATGCGATGGGCAGGACTAGCACATCCGCACCCACCCAGCGACGAATCAACCCGCTTCCGGCGGCGGCACAGGCGTCAGACCCAAAAGACAATCCCCCGAGTTAGATCGGGGGGATGCCGAGATGGTGCGCGTGATTCGCGATCAGGATATCGACGATCCGACCATCGAAGAATACGTGCACTTCCCAACGCCCGGACGCCTCGCGCCGTCTGTGCCAGTAGTGGCACAAGATCAGGCACAGTCAGTGGCACAAGCTCAGAATATCGAGTCTGTGCCCGTGACTGACTTGGTGGCACAAGTCCAAAATTCTGACCGTGTGCCCAGCCCGTCACCGGTGGCACAATCGCCAATAATGCCGCCTGTGCCCGTGGCACATTCAGTGGCACAGAGCCGTGTGTCACTAGTGGCACAACGGTCAAATCGGAGGTCATGTGCCACTAGTGGCACATTGGCGTTAAGGTCTGCTAAAATCAACAACTTACCGAAAGGCAAGTCTCACACTGTGCCACCACCAAAAATAGCGGGGCACGAGTGGCGACAAGCCGGTGCGGGATGGTCACTCTGGCGACGTGTGCCCACAATTTCGGCGACAGGCAAACGCACTTCTGAGCGCAAATATGTTCGATACATTACCCAGTCTGCAATCGAAAGGATCTACAATCGGAATGGAAAATCGAAACCACAAACCAAGTCTTGAGGAGGTGCAAAGTTGGCCTGTGCCACTTCAGCAGCTCGAACTTGCAATGCTCTGTGACTCGCCCGTGCCACTAGTGGCACAGCAGGCACAAGATCACCTGTTCGTAGAAATCTCCACCGACACACCACAGCTCATATGCCAATTATGGGAGGAACAAGAGAGAGCGCAGGCCGTCATTTGACGGCCCGTGCCACAACAAAAGGACAATCACTTTGAGCGAAAACGGATTGATTCAGAAAGACTCAGCATCTAGTCAGATCGACTGGATGTACGCCATCGACGGATCTGCAGACCAAATTGTGCACAGCCTGCCATCGCGCACAGACGAGGAGGTGTCAGAGATCCGCAACTCAGCGCGCGCACTCGGAAGGGCAGCGTGGCGAATCGAGGCGGCTTGTGATGCGGTCATCCTCGACCGTGTCAAGCTTCGCGGCGGACGTGGACAGAAGGACATCGAAGGCATGGGAGTCGATGCGGCTGTGCGCCAGGTAGCACACGACCTCAACGTCACGCCTCGAACGATCTACCAGAACGCAGCCATCCACAAAACATTCTTTGCCGAACAACCAGGCGAAGACGGAACGTCTGAACGCGCGATCAGTAGTTTTGATCACCTCGAAGAGAAGGAGTTCTTCAAGGCTGCGTTGCGGTCACCTGACCCACACGAGACGATCGAGCTATTGGCACGAAAGAAAGCCGAAGACCCGAACTTCTCGACGCGCGATGCGTGGCAGCTGGTCAAGCCGCGTCACGTGCCAGACCTGACAGCGATACTCCCGGCAATCACTCTCGACGACGATGGCCAGCGCATATGGTCGAATATCTGGGAGCACGTGAAAGCGTTTGCCACGAAGTATCCGGCAACGCGCCAGACACTCTTCGACGCGCTCGATGAGGTCAAATACATCGTAGAGATCCCCGCTCAAGCCGTTCAGGAAAGGATCATCAATGTCATTCAGAATCTGGGCATTAACGAACTTGATCCGATTGCTGACTTTCTGCGAGAAGATCGCGAGGTGGTGCGGGTATGGCTGAGCAGGATGATTGATGACGACGTGCTCGCATCGCGCATTCAGACGATGGAAGAGCGCGTACCAGGCGCACGAGGTCCGGCGCGCACTTACTACGACATTGCCTAATCACAGAAGGGAACAACGAATGGAAAGCAAAAGCACAACAACTATCAAAAATTACGGATCAGCGAAGATGGTCGAAAGTTGGGGTGACGATTACTCGATTGCCAAGATTGCCAGAGTATCGACAGGGTCAGAGAACAAAGGCAAAGCCGCCAATCGCCGACTGATCAAGACTCTACTCGAGCACGACCACGGATCGCCGCTCGAGTTTGGTGGGATGATATTTCGGCTGCATATGCCGCTATACCTTGTGGCACAACTGCAACGTCACCGGATGGCCAGCTACTCTCAGCGATCCGGACGGTACGTCGAAATGGATCTGACCTTCCACAAGCCGTCCGGATGGCGGCGACAATCGCTTGTAAACCGTCAGATGTCCGACACCCTTATCACTGACCAGCAAGCGGCAGAAAATGCTTACTTGGGGGCAATAGAAGCGTCTGTGACGGCATATCAGAAGCTGCTGTCACTTGGCGTAAGCAGGGAGCAGGCGCGAACGGTGCTACCAGTATGCACGGAGACCGAACTGTACGCGCAGTTCAATCTCCGATCACTGATGAACTTCTTGCGATTACGAAAGGCTCACGACGCACAAGGCGAGATACAGCTATACGCGCAGGAAATGGAGGATCACTTCGTGCGCCAATTCCCGCTTATCGGCGAGCTGCATCAGGTATTGTGTGAGGTTGAGTCGGATCTTGCGTCGCAACGTAAGCAGCTCTGGCAGCGCAAGGTAGACGACCTTACCGAGTTTGAGGTTAAGCGGCTCGAGCATTGGACAGAGCAGGCAAGGACGAACGAAGGCGTCGATCCGGAGGAGTACTAAGCTCGATCCGCATTCTCTTCACGTCTCAGTATGCGAGTAGCCCAACGCAAGCCAGCATCCCCGCCCCAAAGATCCCACGCAACACGACCAGCCGAAGGAAAGCCCGTCTCACCCTGACGTGCTCCTTCGGCTTTGAGGTCTACTGCGTGACGTGCGAAGTAACTGACCATCCGCTTGATTGTCTCGATCGGTATTCCCTTCCCGTTGCTGAGGTCGCGTGCACGTGCTACTCCTATCTCAGTACCTCCACGTCCATACTCTCGACGCCATTCAAGGGCGCGCTTTGCTGTCGATTGAACGTCTCCCGGCGGAACTGCTGGCATTGGCATAATCAAACCTCCAATAAAATATTTGCACTCGAGACTATATCTTTGGGCGATTTAGAAAAAATTCAGCGAGGTGATTGATGATTACGATAGGAATATTACGAGCAGTCTTTCCACGAGTTGAGGCGCACAAGCTGCAGCTATTTGCTATCTGGTTTGGTCGTTATTGCGAGGAGTACCAGATCAACGACAACAAGCGTCAGGCGGCATTCTTCGCGCAGATCGGGCACGAGAGCGGCGACCTGCGATGGATGGCTGAGATATGGGGGCCAACGGCGCAACAGCTGCGCTACGAGCGACCGACCACGCTTGCCGCGTCTCTTGGCAATACAGAAGCTGGCGATGGGTCACGCTTTCGTGGTCGCGGTCTAATCCAGATCACGGGACGCGCCAACTACACGGAAGCCGCTATCGCGCTATCAGTGGACTTTGTGGGACAGCCGGCACTTCTGCAGCGACCACAATATGCGGTGCAGTCTGCTTGCTGGTGGTGGAAGAATCGCGGACTAAACGAGATTGCTGATATCGACACTGAAGACTCGTTCAAGGCAATGACCAAGAAAATCAACGGCGGACTGAATGGATACCCTGACCGATTGGCTCGATGGATGAGGTTGCGCGAAGTGTTTAAGCTCGACTAACAGAAAAGCCGAATGAAAAATTTTTCAAAACTTCGCGGCATAATCGAGACTCTCGACAACCATATGTTGCGAGTCTTTATGTCAGGTGGTCAGAGTACGTGACTCTGGTTACTTTCAGATCTGAAACAATTGGAGGATCGATGCAGAAAATAATTTCAATTCTTGGCGTGATCAGCTCGGTAACATTTGCCGTAGCTCCACAGTTTACCTCTCTTCAGCCCAAGACGGCTGCGTGGCTTGTGCTTATCGGCACGACTATCACTTCGGCTTCAGGGGCATTGATGAAGTTTGGCGAAGATAACAAGGTCATTACGGCTGTCGGCGTTGCCGTTGCCGTGCTAACGGTTCTTGCCGGAGCTGCGGATCTGTTGCCTGCCAATGCAGTTTTTATTCTGACCGTGGCCGGCACCGCGCTTGCTGCAGTAGGTAAGTCATTGTTTAACTTTTCGAGCAGTGACGACAACTTTCCCGGTAACGGTGGCAAGGGGTTTATCATTCTCCTGATGCTTGTCGCTGGTGTCGGGAGTCTGACGGCTTGTGAGAAAGACAAAGAGTACGCAAAGACGCTCGATCGCGTCTCCGGATACGTCAACGCTGGCATCCAGCTTGTCGATCGTCAGACCGGAACGGGCGAGATGTCGAAAGAGACCGGCATCGTCATCACGACGTCGCTTGTACAGATCAACGAGCTGAATCGACAGTTGATTCAGGTGTCGCAGTCGTACATATCGAAGGACGGTCAGCGTCTCGAGTTGACGGGAGACGGTAAGACGAAGATCCTGTCAATCCTGATCAGCTCGCGAACGATCGCCAATGAGTTGGTAAACAATCCCGTATTCAAGGCCATTCCCGACGCGAAACGACGTCAGTATACAATCCTGATTGACGACCTGGTTGGTACGATCGCGTCAATCACAGAGCTTGTCACAGTCGCAAAAGAGGTGAAAAAGTAATGGACAATCAGATTATTCAGAACCCGGTAACGGGATATCTCAACTTTATTTCGTATGCCGCGCTTGCCATCCTGAAAGAGATTATTGCCGAATCTGCACGGTCTGGGAAAAGCGTGGAAGAGCTTCTCGACGCTGCTATGATTCAGACAAACACCAACGCTGATCAGGCTGCTGCGCTATTGGCACGGCTGAAGGGAGAGTGATCCATCATCTACCGTGCGCCATTGCCATCATCGAGGCCGACCATTTGACAGGCTCGAAGAAACCGGCAATGGCGCACATATCAGCCCCACGAGGAACGCTATGAACGAAATAATGAATCAGGCCATAGGAACGATCGTAGTATCAGTAGTTAGTGTCCTTGTCGGGTGGATGATGAGTGCCCTCAAGATGACATCGCGCGTCGAGTTTACGCGGCGAATCAGCGAGATCAACGAGCGACTGAAACAGATCGAGACCGAACAGAAGACCTTCGTGACGCACGCGGAATTTCGAAACACAATGCAAGACTTGAAGGAGTCACTCGAGAAGCAGCACGATCAACTTCGTGATCAGCTCAATCAAATCAATGCCACGCTGCTCTCCCGGCGAGGCCCAACGCAGGGGTAATTATGGCAATTGGAGTTGTGAACTTTCCTACAACGCTTGATACGCTCGACACGCTGATCAAAGCTACCGACAACGCGACTACCACGCTCACCAGCGCAATCAATAGCTCAACCGATGTGTTGACCGTAGCGTCAACAGCCACGTTCGCCTCAAGTGGATTGCTGGCAGTCGATAACGAGCTGATCACGTACACGGGCAAGACAAGTCTGACCTTCACCGGATGCGTTCGCGGCTTTAATGGCACGACTGGCGCATCCCACGGCAACAGCTCACTCGTTGAGAATGTCGATTCATCGGCATATCACAACACTCTGGCCGCGGCCTTAGTTGCGACGCAGACCAAACTTGGAGCCGGTGCTACAACCAATCGCGCTATCGTCTCTGATGGATCGGGCAACTATACGGCATCAGCGATGACCTTTAACTCGACCGATACTGCCTTCGGCAACGTCGGCGCGATCGACTTTGATACTACGCCTGCCGGAACCGTCACGACTGCTCGATTGGTGTGGGACGATACCGACGGCACGCTCAATCTTGGCGTCAAAGGCGGAAACGTCA